CCCCCCCGGAGGTCGGCAAGGAGCTGTCCCAGGAGCTGGAGAAAAAGACCAAGGGGTCCAAGCCGCGTCAGGCCAGCAAGGACTTCGACGCAATCTATCGCGACGCGGCAGTAGCCAACGAGCAGATCAAGCAGGTCACCTACGACATGGCCAAGGCGACCGGCGGCAAGCCAGCGTTCCCTCCATCAACCCTGGACAACTTCGGAAGCGAAGAGGGGTTTCAGATGGCCGTCGGCATGGTCGGCGCAATGCGCGGCAAGATGGCCGACGTCAACGTCAAGATCGACCACGAGAATCGCAAGATCCTCATCTTCGACCCGAAGGCCGCAGAGCTACTGTCAAACGCTCTCCATCAGCACAAGCCACCGCCACCCACCGGGCACACGAACGACAAGGGGCTCAAGGGCAGGGAACGAGCGAGGCAAAAGGCCGATCTGTACCTCGACGAAAATGGCCAGCCGGACCCCAGCCAACTCAACGATCTCGCTCGCAGCACGATCAAGTTCGATTCGGTCGATAACCTCTATAGCGCACTGGACAAGTTCAGCAAGCGGTTCGAGATCGTGAAGTTCAAAGACCGATTCCGGAATCCGACCAACGGCTACCGCGACATCATGATTAAGTTCAAGCTGGACAATGGGCACATAGGGGAGATGCAGCTACACGTGGGCGAGATCCTCGACATCAAGCTTGGCGAAGGTCATGACCTCTACGTTCAGATGCGCGACATCGATCATGCCGCGGAAAAAGAGGGCCGGCCGTACACGCGGAAAGAGGCGCGCAAGATCGCCGAACTCGCGACGAGGAGCCAAGCACTCTACGATTCTGCTTACAAGAAAGCGATAGCCGCAAAAGCGGCGTAGGAGGTCACATGGCCGAGGAAGTCAAAGGGGAAGAGGCCGAGGAAGTCAAAGGGGAAGAGGCCGAGGAAGTCAAAGGGGAAGAAGCCGAGGAAGAGGTCAGTAGCAGCAATCCGATCGAGCTGGACTTACCCATGTACGCACTGATCAACGATCTTCCGGTCTGCGCCAAGGAGGACGGCGACAATGTGGTGATGGAGGAATACGACCCGGGCAGCCGGACGTTGAAGCCGTCCTATCGCCTGTCGACCCTGCTCCATCAAGCAGACGAAGACGGCCCAGTCGACGTGAAGCTCTTGCCTGAGGGCGAGTGGACAGCACGCGTCAAGGAGCTTCAGAACAAGAAACCAACCGGCGCCAAGGAGGACGGCGACAATGTCGACGAGTGATCTCATGAAGTCGATGGACAGGCTTTCGTCCGTGACGGAGCTGAGCAAGAGCCTGTTTGGTCGTAACAAAAACGTGCTTGAGTGGACTTACGAGTTCGCGGGAACCCCGCTCCACATCAAGGCCCTCGAGGCGCTAAAGCAGCGCGTCCAGTACGAGCGAGAACTGGAACAGCTCGAGTCAAAAGAAATGAACTGGCGAGAGCTGGAAGAGATGCCGCGATCAAGGCGCGAGGAGATCCGCAAGCGCCAAAACAAGGCGCGGTCGGACATCAGACGCAAGCTCGAGGCCGCTGACGCCAAAATGAAACAGCTAGAGTCAGACCTGATTGACCATCGGATCAAGCAGGCCAAGGCGGAGAAGGTCTCTCAGACGGTTATCAAGTCGTCCACCACCGAGACCCCAGAGAAGGCCAGCGGAGAAAAGTCGATGAATCCGGACGGGGAAGACGAGAATGATCCGGATCTGAAGAAGAGGTGTAGCATGAAGAAGTCGATGGTGATCGGAAGTCTCGTACACGAGGTTGACGGCGACGAGGACCTTTCCAAGTCGATCGAGGATGGGGTTACGTGTCTCGAGGTCAACCCCTGGAACGTCCCAGACCTGCAGAAGAGCGTCACCCTGCAGCAGGACATCGGACCGACCGGGCCAGGGATGGACACCGATCCAGTCCTTCGGCAACAGGTGATCGAGGAGACCGTTCACAGCGATCCAGCCGGGAACGCCGGCCAAGGTGGTCTGGCGAGCTGGTTCAGCCCGGCGACGAAGCCGGCCGTGATCGAGGACGAAACGGACCCGTTCCTCGCGATCCAAAGCAAGAAGCTCGACCGCCTGTAACACGGAGGGGCCCATGGCCTGGTACGATCGGATCTCCGGGGCGGCCGGAAACGTCCTGGGAGGAGTCATTGACCTGGTGTCAGACGTCGCTTCGGAGACGATGCGAAAGGCCAGGCCCAAATCATCGGCAGACGGATCCCCCGACCTCCCGGCTGGACTGCCAGAGCCGGCTACGGAGAGCCCCAAGTCGCTTTTCTACGATCCTTTCAGCGTCATTGATCAGCTCGGCTACAAGGACCGCCCGACCAACCTCACCTATGGCATCCTGGCGTCGATGGCGCAGCGCGACCCTGTGATGGCCGCAATCATGCAAACACGCGTCACCCAGGTGGCCAACTTCTCCGTGCCTCAGGAGAACGACCGCGAACCGGGATTTCGGATCGTTCTTCGCGATACCGAAAGGTCGCCGACCAAAAAAGAGCTGAATCGGTCGCGCGATATCGAGCAGTGGATCCAAAACACGGGGAGCATCGAGCACCAAGAGAAGGACACGTTTGAGGACTTCCTGAAAAAGGTGGTACGCGACACCCTGAGGTATGACCAGCTGACGTTTGAGATTCGGGACAACCGACGGGGCGAACCATCGGACTTCTACGCCGTTGACGCGTCCACCATCCGGATCGCGGATGTGCCACCGGGTACCGACCTGCAGGACAGCGACGACACGCCGAGGTATGTCCAGGTCTACGATGATGTCGTGATCTCGGACTTCACGGCCAGGGAGCTGTGTTTCGGCGTCCGTAACCCGCGCACCGACATCAGAGTGAACGGCTACGGCATGTCCGAGTCCGAAATGCTGATCCGGGTGATCACGTCCATGCTTTTCGCGTTCGACTACAACGCGAAGTTCTTCAGCCAGGGCAGCGCGCCCAAGGGCTTGCTCAACATCCGCGGCCACATCCCAGAGGACAAGCTCCAGGAGTTTCGGCGCCACTGGTATCAGCAGATCACCGGCATTGCCAACGCGTGGCGTACACCGATCCTAAATGGCGGCACTGACTCCGAGATGCAGTACATCGATCTTCACCAGTCCAACCGCGACATGGAATACAGCGCGTACATGGACTGGATGATCAAGGTGGAGTGCGGCGTTTTTCAGATGGATCCGACGGAGATCAATTTCGTGTACGGCAATACGGGGCAGGCGCAGGCGATGTTTCAGGCCCCGGCGGAGCTGCGGGTCAAACACTCCAAGGATCGCGGCCTGAGGCCGTTGCTCCGTGCTCTTGCGACCTGGATTAACAAGTACATCGTCTGGCGTTTCGACGAGGAATACCAGCTCGTCTTCACCGGCCTGGATCCAAAGACCGGTTCAGAGATCGCCGACCTGCAAAAGAAGCACGTTACATACCTGAAGACAGTCGACGAGCTTCGTGCCGAGGACGATTTGCCACCGATGAAGGACGGCGCCGGGGAGTGCATCCTGGATCCCACCTGGCTGCAGTTCGTCCAGGCCAAACAGCAGCAGGAGATGATGGAACAGCAGGGGATGGAGGAGGGCGAGGGACCAGAGGGCGAGGGACCAGAGGGTGAGGAGGGTCCCGGTGGTCCGCCAGGCGAGGAGGAGGGGGGCGAGGAAGAGAGCCCCTGGGCATCCCTGATGGAGCAGTACGGGACGATCGGCGGCGGAGAAAAGGGCGAGGGCGAGGAAACAGAGAAGTCTTTCACCTACAGAATCGAGGTGTGACCCATGGCCAGCGTGTACTACGTCGAGCATCAGGTAAAGGTGATCGCGTCTCTCGACACCGATCAGGCCGAGATCCAGTTCAAGCGCGACGGCGTGAACTCCATCAAGATCGAGCGAACACTCGAGGTCGGTATCAACCAGACGCTGGAAATCCCGCCGTCAACCACCGACCTGTCAGTCAGCTTTGGCCAGGTGGCCACTGGCCAGTTTTTGTACGTGGAATGCGACCGCGAGGTCACACTCAAGTTCAACGGCGGCACCACAGCTCTGAAGTTGGCTCGTGGGGCCAGCGGCCGGGCCAAGCTGCTGTGGGACGGCGAGTTCACACAACTCGAGGTGACCAACGCGGACGCCGACAACGCGGCGATTATGACCTACTGCATCGGCGGCGCGGCCTAGTGCGACTGACGGTTACAGCCAGTGCACCGCTGTCTCCCGGGCAGCTGGAAGATCTCCGGAAGGCTGTTGCTCAAGCCAAGGACCAGGAGCCGCGGCTACCAGACGACCCGTTGCTACGCGCGATCGTCGAGTCGGCCCAGCCGCACGTTGACCATGTGCTCGAGGCCATCGTTGACAACGTTGCCCGTGTTCTAGATCGCAGCCTCGACTAGGGGGCCCTATATGGTCCTGACCGCTGAGCAGATAGAAGAGCTGAGGAAGATCCTTGCTGATGGAGCAACGGCGCTCTCGGTGCGGCTCACCGGTACAGACGTCAGCGAAGAGAAGCTAGCCCAGCTCGTTCGAGACGGCTACATCAAGGAGGGTGATGCTCCCAACCTGGTAGGGGACGCGTTTCTGGTGGGACGGCTCGCAGCGCGTCAGCCGGAGCTGGCCTCTGACATGGACTACCAGATGTTCCGCGATCACGTCCGTCGGTACCCCGTCGAGTTTTCAGAGGCCGAGAAAGAGGCGCTGGCCTTCGCTCAGCAGCGCGCCGGGCAATTCATCGTTGGCCTGGGCCAGCGGATGGCAACGGAGGTAACCCCCATGGTGGTGGGGGTCAATGAACAGCTTTCCCAGGAGGTCAGGCAGGGAGTCCGCGACGAGACAGCCCGGAGGATCGCCGACCGGCGCGCCGTCAACGAGATAGAGACGCGTCTACGCCAGCTCACAGAAGACTACGGCCGCGACTGGCGCCGGATCGCGTCGACGGAAAGTCAGTACGCTCATCAGACGGGGTACCTCGAGGCTGTGTCACGCGAGCACGGAGACGATGAGCTGCTCGCCAAGATTCCGGAGCCCACCGCGTGCGAGCACTGTCTAAGGCTCTATCTGGGCAAGGACGGCCGTCCAATCGTAATGCCGGCCAGTTGGTGGCGCGAACAGGGGACGAACGTCGGCCTGAGGTCGACCGACTGGAAACCCACCATGGGACCCGTCCACCCCTGGTGTCAGTGCCGGTTGCAGCGGATACCCAAGGGTATGGCGCTGGATGATGATTGGGACCTGGTACCAGAGGGAGAGGTCAAGAAGTCCATGGCGTTGGTGAAGTCAGCCAAGCCACCGGCAGGATTTCAGCCAGCTCCAGGATCCAAGCGCGGAGGGTACCGGAAGAAGACCTCGGACGGGTGGGAGTACTGGTATCCGAGCGACGTCAAGGCTGGTCACCAGCACATGGACCGTCGGGAGGTCGAGCACAAGGAACGGCTCGAGGCCCACCGCAAACTGGTCAAGCTCGGCGGTGAATACCATGACCCATCCGCAGGTAACTACGTTGTCGTGCTGCCAGATCCAGCTCATCCCGGGAAGGTGCGGACCCAGACGTTTGACGAGAACGGGTTTTGGGGCCACCACACCTACGACGATCTCGCGGCGCTTGTAGAGGACACGGTTCCATACCGCAAGCCCTGGGCGCCAGCACCTGGGATCCTGGACAAGCTCAGCCGCACCGACACGTGGGCCGAAGGCATGGCGCGGAATCTAGTCGTCCAGGTCCTGAACAGTTTGGGCTACT